CTGTTTTAAAGTCTCTTAAGTAAGATACTTTAGCGAAGTCTGGATCAACTAATAAAAGTGATCTTTCTCTACTGAAGTTAGATGGTACTATTTTCAACTCACCAAAGTCTGATGCGTAAATAGAAACAGAAGCCTCTACTGTTGTTGCATCAACCATTTGTCTTGCTGAAGCTCTACCTGTGAAACCAGATATTTTTTGCTTATTAACTGGGCCACAAATTGCCATTGAAGGCTCTCCGCCATTAGAGAAACAATCTTGCAATACAGATTTTAATAATGGTTCTGTTAAAGCTCTTTGTGTTCCGTCAGTTGGAGCAACTCCACCACCAGCACCGCCGCCGCCAGTTCCTCTTGATACGTTTGATGTAATCCAAGATTCGAAACCACCAGTTACTCTTGCTGTTGTAGCATTACCAGTTGTTTTAGCGCCTTTTTGACAAAGTGCTGTTTCCATATCTCTCTTAAGAGCTTTAGACATGATCGCTAGTTGGTGAGCCATTTCAGACTTCTTACCAGCTGGATCAGATGCTTGTTGTGAACCAGATACGGTTGCGTCTCTTTTTGAGATTTGAGCCACGTTACTAACTCTTGCTGTAGCTGTAGCAGCTGATCTTGCAAGTTCAAAACCCTCTAGTTGCCCAGCACCACTTGGAGTTGGTAAGTTTTCTGTTTGCCAATCAAAAACTACGTTCTTAATTGAATTTTTTCCTATAGCACTCAAGAACGGAGTTGTTTGAGGACTGATGTTATAGATAACATTACTTAGCTGTTCTCTATCTGAAGACGCCGAGTAAGTATCAAATGCGTTTGTTACTTTAGCCATGATATTTTCCTATGTTTAAAAGTTTATATAATTTGTTCAAATAATTTAGCCGCATCCTGGACTTTGCCAGTTTTAGCTAACCTTTGATGCGCTCTTTTCGCTGGTGTTGAACTTTTAGGTACATTTGAAGTGCCAGGTCGGGCGGTTCGAGCTGCCGCTTTCTTTTCAGTTGGCTTCACTTTAGTAGCTTGTTGTGTCTTATGTTGTAACCATGCGTTTCTTAAACCAAGTAAAATTCGGTAGTCGTAAACGCTGTCCATCTCTTGAGATGTATAGCCTAAAACATTAACACCATAATCCCGAATAGAGTTTTTTTCTTTAACTGCTATTTCGTTATCTTGCCATTCTGGAATTTGTGTTAGCAATTGTTCATTACCGTACTTGACGAACTTTTCAAGTTCTTCATGTTGCTTTGCAGCTTGTTCCTGTTGGAGTCTAGTTGCTTCAGCTTCTGCGGCTTGTAACCTTTGCTTCTTCTCATTCCATAAGTCTTTTTCACGGACATAGGCAATAGGATCAGCGTCATAAAGTGCATTCCAATCTGGCTCGTTTCCTAACTCGCCTTTCAAAGTCGCTTCCAGTTTTGGTAACAACTGCGAATAAATTGCATCTTTTTGAGAAACCTCTTTTTGTTGAGCTTCAATAGCTTTACGCTGTTCAGCTAACTCTTGAGTTTTTCTCGTATAATCTCTTTGGCGACTGTATCCACTTTGGAGTTCTTCAAGCGTGACCTGGGTATCTTCACCATCTACTTTAATAGTATATAGCTGTGGTTGCTCGGACTCCTCTACTTCTACTTGATCTTCTTGAGGTTCGTCTTCATCTTCTTCAAAGTCGTCTTCTAAGTCTTGGTCTTCTTCAATGATTTCATCATCTTCAATGACTTCGTCTTCGTTGACTAATTCTTCTGATGGTTGTTCTAGTTCGTTTTCTGGTTGTTCCGATGGAGTCAAAAAACTTTCGAAAGATTGTTCTGTCTGTTCTAAATTTGTTTGTAAACCAATCGGCTTTGCGTTGTTGGTCATATTCATTCCTTAAAAATGTAAAGTAGTATTTTAACAATACTAAATTAAATTTTACACAACTTTATGCAATCTTCCTAGTTGTGACTTTGTGATCTTACCCTTCTCTACTATTATTCTTAAATGTTTTTCTATTTCGGGTAAAAGTTTGATTGCTTTGTGTAAATTTTCTCTTTTATTTATATCACTGTCTTTGGTTAATAACCATAAATTTATATAGTCTTCTTTGAGATTGTTTACAGCGTGTGTGAATGTTTCTGAGTTTAGAATTAACTCTGCTTCGTTTGAGTTTAAGATATCTTCTTGTGAGGGCATATTAACCTATGTTGTCTATTAGTCTTTGTAGTCCAGAATAATCAAAACCTTGATAGCCACTTTTACCAACTTCTTGTTGTGTGTAGCCTTGAGGCATTTGTGATGAATAGCTTTGACCTTGGCTAATCATGTTGTCTACGTTAGAACCATCTGCAATTGATCTAGCATAATTTAAACCAGATGAATAAGTGTTGTCTTGTGTTGGGAATAATTCACTAAGCGTTCTCATTCCAATGTCTGTTCCAAAGTAATCACCAAAATCAAAATCACTTATTGGTCTTCTATCTCTTTGGTCATACTTAGACATTTCAATAGGCTCTGGTGTTCTGTTTTCAAATAAACCTTTTGGTATGTTTTCAAAGTTCATTCCTACTGGCCCAATGGTTTGTCCAGGATTAAAGTCTTCTTCTATAAAATCGTTAGCGATACTAAAACCAGGTTGTCTATCGCTAGATATTTGGTCTGTTACTGCTGGTAGTGTTGGTACGTTTTGTATTTGTGGTGCATCTACAGCAGGAGTGATTGCATAAGATGGTATGTAGTTTAGATTTGTATTTAAGTGATCGTATCCTGGCATAATTAATTCCTAGTTAGCTATCAGTTTATCAATTTTTTCGTCTAATTTGTCTAGTCTGTCAAAAATTCTTTGCATGTCTAAATGCAAGTCTTGTTTGGTTGCGTAGCGTGTAGGTATTTCTTCTCTTGTTTTATTGACCAATATTTCAACCCTTTTGACATCAGCAGCGTTAGTGCGGATGCTGTATATAATAGGAACATAAACGAGAGTGATAATCGCGTTCCAAAATAAAATAGGGTTGTCCATCAATAACTCCAAATGTGTGGCCTTGGTCTGCTTTCTTTTTCTTCCGAGATGTCTAAGTGTATAAAACGAGCATCTCCTTTTTGATTCACACCAACGCCAGTAAATCCATAATCTTTAGCTTTTGATACTATGTTGAGTGCTTTGCTTCCTCTTACATATACATCAGCAGCCAATCCTTCTGCATGAGTACCTGGAGTTTTCTTTCTCGCTTCTATTGGATGTTCTTCGCATCTGTAACCAGATGTAATAATAAAAGGAAAACCCAGCTCAGTTCTAAGTGATTGTAACTTATTTATTAGTTCGTGTGAAATACCATTTTTACCACAATGTTTGCAAGCAAACTCTTCTTCTTTGAAGTTTTCCCAAGTCATTATTTTCCTACTCCTTTTACCCTTTCGTATGATCGCATACCACCAAGACCAAGCATACCCATAAGGACAGGTAGCATCGTTGATGTATCTGCTTGAGGTACAACAATACCAAAAGGTGCAGCGAGAGGACTGATTAAAAAGTTGACTGCAAATCCTGCAACACATATCCATGCTGTAGCTGGTCGCCAAGATGATTGAAACCAGTTGCCTTTGGCTTCTTCTTTGTTGACTTCTATTTGTGCTTTGGCAATCTCATGGATGTGCTTTTGCGACATGGTTGCGATTTCATGTGCAATCTTTTGTTTTGTATCCGCGTCTGGAATAAACTTATCTAGTAGTTCGCTTACGGGTTTTATTAGTTTGTCTATCATGTGTATATTTTTTGTGTAGGTTATTTGCGTGTCGTTGGAATGACCACTCTAAAAACTTATCAAGCCAACCAAACAATTACTTCTTCTTTTTCTTTTTAGGGAAACCAGCTTTCATGTTGGCGTAGGCTTTTTTAGAAATTGTAGATTTTTTTTTTGGTCTGCTTGTTTTAGCTTTCTTTCTTTTATTTATGTTTGCATATAATGACATAGTATCTCCTTACCATTTTACTTTGTTCGCCCAGTAAGCTGCGGACAACTTACCTCTCGCGATATTCTTGGCGTGTCTTGCCTTGAATGATTTTCTTCTTGCTTTGCCTTTAGCAGTCATTGGTTTTTTACCAGCACCACTTACGCCTTGTTGACCAAAGCGAATTAATTTAATGGTGCTACCGACTTTTGCTAAGACAGCGTGTGATTTAGTTTTGTGGTTAGGGGTACGTTTAGGTTTATTGTAACCAGCAAACTTTTCGCCTCTATAGGTTATTGCCATTATTTCTTTTTCCTTGGTCTGCCTC